AAACATATTTTGACCATTCTCAAAAATCAAACCATCCAAAAACAAAGTAAAATTGGTAAGTGTTTGCGTTGTACTTAAATTTACTGGGCCATCCGCAACCCTTGTGGCACTTGCTGATGTGGTTGGGATGTAGGATGTGGGGTAACTGCTTTGCTCTAACTGTCTGCCCCATACAAAAATAGTTTGTGCGGGTTTGGCACTTTCTGCCGAATCCCTTGTATCTACTCCAATTTGGAAATTGTCTGCACCGCTTGTCAAAGTTGATGACAAAGTAAATCTCTGCCAACTTGTTGTAAGTGTGCAAAGTGTTTGCGTATAATTTATGCCGTCTTTTGTGAAATTTAACCAAACTACCTCGCCCCCGCTATTGCCTTTTAACCACATTGACCCCGTGTAAGCGGTCGCAGTTGCAGTAAAAGGAAAAAATAAAGTGGCATATTCTCCACCTGAACCAACCGCGGGAAATTCTACCTTATCGGCGTTTTGTGTGCCATCGGGCGAAATTGTATTATTTGCCGTCCTTGTAATTGAGCCAACATTACTACCACTATTCCATTGTGTTGCATCCTCCGAATAAGTTGCCAAATTCGTCGACTGCTTTTCCAACAACAAACTAGGACACCCGCCCCCGCCATTTTGATAAGTTAATCGTGGTACATTTAAGCGGTCGGTAGTGGGGAAATAGGGTTTGGCGGTTGAGCCGATGTTAACTTGTGCGCCCCAAATCGTACGAACAGAACCAATGCCAGGATTTAGCGATGTCCCATTTTGTGATAAAGTTCCATAAAATGCAAAATCTAAATTAGTATTATTTCCCGTATCAGTTCCCGTTACAATAAATCTCCACCAATTACCAACGCTTTCAACACTTGTAACCATTGAAACTTCGTCGGGTGCAATAATGTTTATACTGCCATTAACTTCATCAAATAAAACATAAGTTAATTTTGTAGTTCCACCCGTAAAATATAAATAACTACCCGTAAAATATGTTTTACTTGTTTCTTTTTTAATATAGATTGACAAAGTAACTGTGCTATTTGGTGCAACTGTAATTGTAGTTGCTGAAACTGATTGATAAACACTTGATGAATCTGATTTTATCGAATCCGCAGTCATTGTTCCATTCGGTGCAGTAGCAACATTATATGCCATCACGGGAATATTGTTTTTTGTCCAATACGCGTTGCTAAAATCCTCCGAATAACCCGCCATATTCCACGACACAACCTCCACCAACCCCGCACTATTTACTCGTGTTCCGTTGGATGCTCGAGTAAATGATAAATCACCATTGCCGTTTGTGGGAATTGGTGAGTAAACAACATCTTCTTTGTAGCCACTCGGAATCATCACGAGTGATGCCTGACTTAGTAGATTGCTCATAAGTTGTTTAATTTATTAAGTAAGCAAGAGATACCTTCATAGTACCCTCCGTCAGTTGTGATGCGTGATTTGTAACCTTGTACGATGTCCCACGCTTGACCTTTGTATAGACGATTTCGAGTGCCAATTCCGATGCCTATCATTTTAGTAGCCGATTACTGATCCTGAAGAGATAATGAATCCGGTGATTTTTGATGCTCCACCTGATGGTAGATACGCTCCTTGCTGAAGTGTGATTCCACTCAATCCACGAGCTGAAAGAACATTTGTTCCGTCTACTGAGAATGAAGTGAACACCGTGTCTTCTTGGACTACAAGTGCTGCATAACCTACTGATGTAACTGTACCCGTGCCGTGATATTTGAATCCATCGCCACCAGCCAAAATGCTTGTTGAGTTGCTCATATTGTGTGTATTTTTTCTATTAAAGTTGGAGTGTATTGTGTCACGCTTGATGTGGTTTCTACTTTTAGGATGCCGATTTCACAAAGTGTTCCACCGCTGGTGCTTACACTATATTCGTGTTCGCCTTCCAAGAGTGTTGCAGTTGTGCCTTCAATGAATTGGAATTTGTTGTATCTCTCAGTTTGTGTGCTGACATCGGTCAATGTGGTTGTCACAACTGTTTCCGTTTGTCGGTGAGTGAAGGTGAATACATACGATGCTGCACTTGCTTTCTCCGTCAAAGTCAAATACCAAAATTTCGTTTGCAGTTTATTAATTACCAACATCAATACAAAATAGCGAGTTGGGTTTTATGTAACAAAAAAGGGTGAGCAAATGCCCACCCCCTTTCTCTATGAATCAAGCGTACTTAAATTCCCAATGTAGTTACCACCGAACTTTGCAAGATGCAAGGTGCTTCGGCTTCGATTGCAGATAGAGTTACTTCGTATCCAGTAGAATCACCCATTGCAGTACCCGTGTTGCTGACCATTGCAGTCACATCACAACCCAAGTCCTTACCAGCCAACCAATACTCATCGTTGTTCGTTTTCACGATTGCATAGCAACGACCTTGTGCAAGAAGTTTCATCTCGTTGCGTTTGGTTGTTGACAATCTGCGAAGTTTGAACGCAATGTCTGCTTGGTTGAAAGATGTGCCGTTCTCAATAGAAACATTTGTAGTGTTTGTCATTGATCCGGTTGCTTTCGGTAGCTCGTAAGTGTATACATCACCGCTTACAACAGTTGTTGCAGTAACTATACCACTAGCAACGGTAAACTTTGATGCAGTCCAACTGATTAGGTGGATGCTTTTGATACCACCGATTGCTTCTTTGCAATCAAGGGTAAATCCTGATGTTAATAAACAAGGCATCCTATCTCAGATTAAAGGGTGAAATAAACAACTTCAGATGGGAATGCAACCTGCACACCATACTTGAAAGTCAAACGGAAACGAACTTCGTCAGAATCTTCAGAGTACCAAAGTTTTGCGATTTCCTCTTCGTTTGCAAGGTCAGTTCCTAAGAAGAAGTTAGACAAAGAACCAGCAAACAATTTGTTTGTTCCGTTCAAACCACCAACGGCGATCAACTTCATATTAGTTCCAGGATACACCATTTCCATTTCAGTTGCAGCATCGGCTACATAGTGAAACAAATTGGCGTTCTTCAAATTAACCAACATCAACTTGTAAGCATCAACACCCAAGAAACAAACTAAGTCAGTTTTGGTTGCAACGGCGGCTGGAATGTTTGCATAGATTTGATCCAAGATGTCATCAATGTTTGCAGCAGTCACGGTTGTGAAAGTTGTTGGGGCAGCGTTTGCCAATGTTGGAGATGCAGCAGCGATGATTTTGCTCAAACCATCAAAACGGTTTAAGTTAGGATTACCACTTGCAGTATCACCCTGCCAAAGAGCAGTTTCCAAAGTTTGTGCAATCACGGCTACCTTCTCGTTTCCAATCTGCTCCTCGAAAGGAATCATTGTTGGTGATCCGGGCATAATTTGTGTTTGCATCCACTTTGCTTCCAAAGTTTTAGGACAAAGAGTTTCTTCAACTTTCACAGCACCAACGGTGATGTTTCTTTGTGTGAAGGTAGTTGTACCACTTGGATTGTATCCGCAGCCATCGGCTTGAAAGAATACAGTTGAAGCGATGATGTTCAAGGCAGCAGATGATTTAACACCTACTTGCACTTGGTTAGCAGCGTACATCGCAGCAGCAGTTTTGCCGCTGAACAATGCTTTAACCAACAAATCTGTTGATTGTTCGTTGTTGTAATTAACGAGAGATCCGACTGAAAATGCCATAGTTTTAGTTTATTTATTTAGTGAGTTTTTTAATCTTTTCAATGCTTCAAACTGATCATTCTTCTTGTTTGAAACGGGAGTTTTTGTGGGTTCATCTGAAGGCAAGTCAGCAACTTTCTCGATCAAGTCGATTGCTTTGCTCATTGCTTCTTTGTGTGTGTTGTTTGATGCAGTCAATGTTTCCACCTTAGCAGTCAATTCAGCGATTGCAGTTTCCATTTTGGCAACTACTTCGTTGAATGCAGATACGGTTGCGAACTCTTCGGCTTCTACTTCAACTTCGATTTCAGGTTCAACGATTTCAGTAACCATTCCACCAACGGTTGTCACCAACAATCCACCTTCAACCTCGTGAGTTGCATCAGGTGCTGGAATGTCACCTTCAGCAGTTTGAACGAAGATGGCAGTTCCGATTGCCAATTCACCTTCGTAAGTGATTACAGTACCATCAGTCAATGTGGCGGTTGCCATCTCGACTTTGATTTCTTCGTCAGAGAATCCAAGCATTGTGCGGATTTCCTTCAATGTTTCTTTTGCGTTCATTTGTATATTAATTAGTTTTTAGTTGTAAGTGTTGCAATTTTACTTGCCATTCCATTGGGAAAGGATTGATTTCATTTGCCATTCCATTGGGAAAGGATTGATTTCATTTGCTCAAGGAGTTGTTCATCAGCATCAACGGGAAAGTCAAAAACACCCTCAACTGAGAATCCTTTGAACTCGCCTGACTTGACTTTTGCCCACACTTCTTCGTTGTCAATCAAGTATGAAACAAACCAAGAACCATCGGCAACTTCTTCAAATCCCTTTGGTGGCATCACGCCCCGTTCACGATCAATGATGTATGATTCAAACAAGCTCACGCCATCTGCGATGGGTGTTTTGTGGTGAGTGTTCACCGCATCATACTTGTTCCCTCTTGCCCACTTCTTTGCAATCTTGAAGATGCTTTCCTTGTCGAATACCACATAGTATTCACCACGAACATCATCCCTTCGGTAGATTGGTAGATCAGCAATCATCGCTGCCCCAGTAACGATTCGTTTCTCCTCGTCTTGGATTGCAAATTTACTCGCTGACAATTTGCGTTCAGTCCAACTCAACATCTCTTCACCACCCCACAACAAATAAGAGATAGTCCCACAAGCGGTGTCATCATCGGGATTGTAGTATTCTTTGGCTCGTGATAGGTATGAATAAATCCGTTGAACCGTTTCATCGCTGATTGGTTCACCTTGTGCCAATTGTTGACCTCGCACCTTGCCGACTTGAGTTGCACACTTGTTGCCGTTCTCTTCGTTCAAGCGGATACCTCTTTCGGCATTTGCTTTCGCACCTTCAGGATAATCCGTGTAACTCTCAAACTTTGACTGATACATTGAATAACATATCGCAACGGCTTGTTCACTATCCTTGCCTTCGCCAATTAAAATTGGGATACATCTTTGAACGAACTCTTCTTCACTTTCATTTGGATTCGGTTCAACAAACTGTTCTTCAAATGCAAGAAAGTCCTTTTGTATGGCTGGAGTTTCTACCAAAGAAACGAACTCAATGCCCGTTTCCTCGTCAAACTCGTTGATGTCTAATCGGTATACTGGTAACTTCATCTTTCTTAAATAGCACTATTTGACAACGGACACTTTTCTCGTAGTATCCACACGATCGGTTGTTCTGCGGATGTCACCTTCAGTCACAAAAACTTTGGTATCAAATCCGCTTACTGTTGGAAGTGATGAGCTGATATTTGGCGCTGACATTGCCGGTGCATTAATACCCATTGCTCCTCCACCTCCACCACCTGATGCTTTGCCACCTGATAGAACTTGCTTTGCTTTTGCTACATTCGCCAAGATGCGAACAATCCCTTGTGCGTAGTATGCTGCGGTGAATATCGGGGTTGCCGGGCCGAGTACACCAGCCACTTTTGCTGATGCCTTTGCGGATTCAGCGTTCAACGAACTCACGGCAATTGCAGTATCAATTCCAATCTCTACCAATGCGATTGCCTTTTGGATGTTTTGACGCTTTTGGTCTTCCGCAGTTAATATCACATTAAGTGCCGTCAATCCTTCAACTGTGCTTTGTGCAATTGAAAGTTTTGCATCGCTGATTTGTTGCTCAGTTAAAATTGTATCGGCTTTGGTTTTTTCTTCCAATGCTTTTCTTCTCGCTGCTGCTGCTGCCAACAATATATATTCTTCATCGGTGTATGTCTTTAATTGCTCACCTTGTTTGAATAATCCAGCACCCCTGATTGTATTTAATTCTTTGAATAAATCCTCCTCGTGTTTTTTGTTTTGTGCATTGACCAAATCTTTCCCATCTTGAATCGCCTTCAATCGTGCATCCTCTTCGGCTTGTGCGGTCTTCCTTTGTTGCTTTGCTTTTTCTGCATCTGCAAGTTTCTTTGCAGCATCGTTCTCTTCAATTCTTCTTATTGCTTGGCGAGTTCTGATTTCATCATTGACAAGTTGTTCGCTTTTTAATGTATTGGCTTGAAGTGTAAGTCGCAATTGTGCTTCTTCTGCTTTCCCGTGTTCTACTCCTGCCAATGCCCTACTTTGTGCAATGATTTTTAATCTTTGTTGTATTTTGATATAATCTTCACCAATTTGATTTTGCTTTGCTTCAATCTCAGCCAATTCAGATTTCTTTGATGCCAATTCTCCATACAACAACAATTCTCTTTCACGATTCAAATCACGAATACTTTGGTTGTATTTGTCTTGCTCAACTTTGGCTTTCTTTGTTTCTTCTGAAACGCCCATAATTGCCGTCTTGATTTCATCCCAATAAGCGACTATTGAACCAAGTGCAACCACAATTAATCCGATACCAGTTGAACCGATACCCGCTCTAATTGCTGCAAATGCTTTCTTCGCACCACTTGCAATGTCCGTAAAGATTGCGGTGAATTGTTGCTGAACCTTTCCCAATCCTTCAAGACCTTGTGTCAATGCCATTGCACCTTGCAACTTGATCATTGTCTTCTCGAAGTCCTTTGATTCGTTTCCGAACAACGCCATTGCACCTTGTGCTGCTTGGAATCCATTTGCAACCCCCATCACAACCGTGTTCAACTTTGCAAACTTG